GGCCCGCCGCAGATCACCAGTTGAATGGACAGGTAGTAGCGGAAGCCGTACGACTGCTTGGCTGAGGACCACCAGCCGGTCTTCACGTACTTGTAGGACTCCTCGCTGCGGAACAGGCCACTGGCCGTGGTGTTGGGGCCAAGGACTTTCACCGTACCCGCCAGCCACGGGATTACGCGGCCCGCTTCCGCGGTAGGAAACTGGAAGTCCCCAAGCCCAGCGGGACGCCCAGTATTGGACTTGGCTTTCGGCCGGATTGCCTCGCCGATAATGGCGATAACAATAGCGATAATAAGTTGGACCCAGCACATGATTATTTGATCCCTGTCTTGAATAGGTTTTTAGTCGGGATTTTCTCGAAACCCATGAAGTTAATCTTGTTATGAAACTTGTTCTGGCACACTGTTCCCGTACGCTGGTCCCCTGCGTAGGCATCATACGTGTCCGTTCCTGTCGCGTGATCGAACGGATAGGAAATCATGAGCCGGCCATTGGCCTGCTGGTCAAGAATAAATCGGGTTTCGCGTGTGCGCCGGTTGCGGACAAACCCTGCCTTAAAATACGTGGGGTCGGACGTTGCCCATGCCGTTGATTCAATGTACTCATTAGTAAGGGCGGACACGCCGATAGCTGTCAGTTTGAACTCTTCTGGATTTACCCCGCACTGCAGGCCGTACGTCACCAGCACACACGTTTCTTGTTGGACTTGCCAAGGGACGCTACGGTTGAACGACTGGTACAGCGGCTTTACCGTGACCTTTGACGTCCCATCCGCGCCGTCCACGATGGCCGTAACCTCCCCGGAGAGAATGGATCGCAATTGCTGGTCTGGATCATTTGTTTCGTAATACTGAACAAGGCACGTCAGCGGCTCGACAGGGAGAAAGGCGTCGAATATCTGCACAACTGGATCATCAGACGCGAGAATAATTGTGCCCTCTCCCCCCGGGCCCTCGCTGACTGACGCAGAGATGCGATCAATGGAAACAGCCGCGTGGGTATAGACCTGATTGAGCACAACGACGTCCGTCCCATCATTGGTGGCCGTCGTATACCGATAGAAGTTTGGCCCCTGCTGGAATTCCACCAGGTAAACAGGCGCCCGCTTATCAGGAGCAGTGAGAATGTCTTCGACGCTCATTGTAGTGCCTTTGTTGAAGTGAGGCCCGTCGTTGCTTCAGCCACGCCCGGAGCGAGCCAATGGATCGTTGCATCGTCGCCCGCCATTCGGTAGAACGTCAGGAAGCTAAATTGACGAACATCAGCAGGAGCGAATCGGGCGGGAATAACGGTGTCCAGCGACAGGGTTTCGGTGTCATCCCCGTTATCCGTCGAGCCAATAATCCGCCGGAAATAATAGGTTCCATCAGTCAATCGAATATAGATATCCTGTCGAGACGCGTTCTGGTCAACCATCGCGGAATACCCAGACGCCCGCACGCGGATTGAAGGCGCGTTGACTTCTACATCTGCTATCACCCTGAAATCTTGTCTGGCACTGGTCATCCACACGCCCACCGTCTTTCCGAGACGGCGCTTGAGCCAAGACCGAAAAGCTGTGACTTTCTCCAATGACTTCAGATACCAATCATGGCTGCGGCCCATCGCTGCGTAATCCGCTACAGGGCGCAGACGCACAACGCCAGTATGAAAGTCCACCACCTGCACGTCTGACTGCGAATTCACCGTCAGACCATCGCGCCAGTTGGTGCGGTCGAGATAGACCTCGTAGCCGCGATACAAAATAGCGGGGGTTCCAGCGATTGCGTTGTCCGTTGTTGTCGCGGGGTCCATCGCGAAGTCCAGGGTAAAAGAGGCAACCGTCGGTAGGTGTTGTGACCCCTGCACTTGGGCCGTCATCGCCCCCAGCAGTACAGGCGCTACCCGTGCGCCTGCTGGCCAGGCATTCGCGAAAGGCGTTGTCACCCTCACGCTCGATGATGTAACCGATAGGATTTGCCGCATCTCGGCATTGCGTGCCTGTTTGCGCAAGAAGACCGCCACCAAGCCTCCCGGCACTAATGAGCGGCCTACCGTGCTGAAGAACAGCGTGTCTGCCCCAGCGGCCGCAGGCGCCGTCAGGTAGGTCATTTCTGGCCAAGCAGGTACGGCAAAAAGCCGGCTTTGCCATCCGAACATTAAATTGTTAGCTAGACGAGCGTCGTCGTCTTTCAGGGTATAAGGCACGCTGTAGGACCGGCGTAATTTCTGCCAAAGCGAAATAGACTGCTCGTCCCCGTTCGGCGAGCGCAGCACTGAGGATCGCGCAGAAAGAGTTTCATCAATTCCCGCTGCCCAGTCTGGCTCGAAGGGGAAAGGCACAACACGCGAGCCGAGAACCCTCAACATCGCGGCTACCCCACTCGCCGTAATCCACTCCAACCGCACGTCGAAATTCGGCTGACCGCTAAGCGAAACAAAAAGACCATAGTCCACCTGCTGCAATGGTTGCAGGACGAACGGCAAAATTTCCATCCCGGCAGGCGCAGTGATAGCCAGCCCACTCCCGTCCAGAACCTCCAACGACGTAATCGTGATCGGCACCAGGTTTGCGTTCCACAAGTGCACTGTGCGCGACTGTGCGCTGGCGACGTTGCCCAGGTCCAACAGCGAGGGGGTTAACCTCAAGCGCAGGTAGAAATCGCGGAAGTACCCCGGAATTTCGACACTGCTGAAGGCTCTTGCGGCGACTTGGACAGGAACAGAGGCAAAGGCAGCCACAGTCGAAATCGTATCCGTCGAGCGGATTGGCGGAGGCTGCTGCCACAGCGGGCGGCCCGTCGCGGCGAGTTGCTCTGTGATGGCCGGATGATTGTGGTCCGGTACTACAAGCGGGCCCAATACCTGGCTATTGAATACGGCCATGCTTACGGCCCCTCATAGGGCAAAGCAAGAGCAAAGGTGCCCGAGTGCTCAGCCCACAACGGATCGGGACTGCCCGGCCCCATCTGTCGGGTCACCACATTCCTCCGCCGACAAGGTATAACCATCCACTGCTGCGCCCCCTGCGTAATTATAGAGAAATCGTCAATATAGTCATTGCGAATCAAACGTACGTGTGGAACCTCAAAAACATAGCTGAAAAATCCTGAAGGACGGTACGCCAGGGGGCGGATAGGAACAAGCGCGCTATCTCCATTCCAAGCATTTGGTTGCTGAAGTAGTGCTTGGTATGAAGAACACCTAGCATTAAGGCAGTCGAAAACTGTTCCCTGCGGGGGTCCACCTGCCGTCCCATGCTGATTGAGAAGGCCCCACGGGATGTTAGCCGCATCATTGTTCAGATTGAAAGCAGCGGGCTCGTTGGTAAAAGCACCAGCGTTGCAGTAGTCGACGCGTCCTGAGTAGTTACCCCCGTTGAAAAAAGGTACAACTGCACCAACCGGAGCGGTGCTCTGGTTTGCTATAGAGGTAGCTCCGCTGTAGCCCAACCCGAAGTAAACTGTTGACGGCGTATATGTACCCCAAAATAGGGGTACACGGCCAGAGTCCCCAGTGCACCCTAGGTTAATCCCCTGCCCTAGCGCCATCCATTGGTGATAAGCCCCATCATGGTTAAAGGTAAGGACGAAAAGATCGGGATTATCATAAAGAAAAATCCTATAGCTCACTGGCCAGGTAACTGGTACGTCACCCAAATCCCGCACGCTACACGCCACTCCATCAACCCTGTTGAGGATATCCCCCGCGCCGTCTATTCCGGTTCCCGGATTCAATTGCAACCGACTTTGTGACGTGCCAGGGGTAATCAAGGTCAGCGTGGCTGATAGGTTGCCTTTCGAGATTACCTCCTTTGACGCGTTCCACGCCCAACCGTTACTGGTGCACGCGTCAACGATGTCCTGACGCAAATCAGACAAGCTGCTCGCCGTTCCTGAGATAAAAATCATGGTGTGATATCCAAAGCAATGAACGAATCAATGGCGTTTCGATTAACGTCTTGCAATATAACGTAGGTCCTCACATCCACCGTTGTAGTCGCTTCAACGGTCAGGTTGAATCCGGTGCAGTGTTTCACCCCATCAAGCCAGCCGTAGATGTTGTTTATAACTGTACTCGGATTGAGTGAGTTGTTCCCGGATAGGATCAGATCAGAGAGGGCGTACGAGTTATTAGTGTCTCGAAGCAACGTGGCGCCTCCGACACTCCACGGCGCAACGTATGGCTGACTCCACGACCCGCTGACAAATCGCAGCCCAACCAACGCGTTATTAGAGCTTGCACTGTTCCCCCGGTAGCCCATACGGTGTAAATTAGAAGATGAGAGCGTCTCCTCCACCAAAGAATACCGTATCGGCTTGCTTGCCGTAATTGAGCCAATCGCTACAACAGGATACGGATATTGGTCTGGCGTCGCATTTTGGAAAAACCGCCCCAGGTAGATATGCTCGTAAACCGGATTGCCAACTTTCAAGCAAAACACAATGCGTTGCGCATTGACGTTCATGAAGTAATCAATACGCTGATTGTGCGCGCAGCATCCTACGTCAAAAAACCCAGGCTGCGCCTCCCAGGTATTCGAGGCGAGGTACCCCGTAAATACCGCGCCGTCGATGTTGTAATAATCAAGCGTCGAATCCTGATACGCACGGTAGCCAATAAAAATCTCTTGGTCCCCGCTCAGGCCAACGCCCTGCATTATCAGCTCATACCTACGCGCATCGCCTACTCCTCCGGTGTTCAACTTGCGCAGCGTCGTCCAACCGTTCAAGTTGGCTTTTGCTTCCACGAGGTCAATAAAGTTCTCGTGCGCATTGGTGCCATTCGTGTTGTCAACAAACCCTGTAAACCCGGCCATTGTGTTTTCCTACTTAATGAGTTTGGAAATGCGCGAACGGTTGGCTTCAAAAAACAAAAAGAAGTCCTTCTGCCCGCGCTTGGTATTGAGCCCCGCCGAAAAGAAGCTGCCAGCGTCCGCGTGCATGTGCACATTAAGATCGCCCCCCGGTACGCCTACCTGGCTCGTATTGCCCCCGTTGCCCCCGTTGAGAACGTTGCGCGGGTTGTTCTTCGACAGTATTTCTTCCCCCTTCTGGGCAATAATCGGAAACTCGTCAGGCGCCAGCCCTGGCAAGCCACCTGTGTGGAACCGTGGTGCCCCGATAAACCACAGGGGATTGATGACCGCTGGGGTAGCCCCGCCCACACCACCAGCGCCAACCACGGCGCCGGTATGGGCCTTCGACCCGAGTGCCCCACCAATGGCGCTGATTGCCTTGCCCCAGCCCCCGCCGAGTGATTGCCCCCAATTTGAAAGCGCCTTGGCGATCTGCATCTGTATCATGTAGATCGCAAGTTGCTGCAGCATGTCTGCCAGCGCGTTACGCATGGCGTCCCGCGTATGCGCCCACGCCTTGCCAATGCCCTCGATGCCTGCTCCGGCCTTCGCGGCCTCCGTCACCAACGTGGAAAGCGAAGAGCTGATCGCCGTCGCACCGAGTTGGCCGATTTTAGCCGTCAGCGGATCGACCGAGGCGGCGGACGCGTCGGTCGCTGCTTTCAACGCGATCATTTCCGCCCGCAGCAATTCCAATTTCTGCGTGTAGGCGGCGGCGGCAGGTCCAGCTTGCTGCTGTTTCGCAATCAGGTTATCCAGGCTTGCGATCAAGCCGTCAATCATCGAGTCAACACCACCCGTTCCACCGAGTGTCGTTTCGTTGATCTTCCGTGTACGCGCTTGCGCCTCATCCAGTGTAATGAGCCCAGCCTTGCGCTGCTCATCGACCGCCGACAACAACGCGGAACGGAGTTTCAGCTTCTCATTTATTTCATCCTCGGCCCGCTGAGCGGTGTCAAGGTTGAACTTCTGCAACGCAATGGCTTCAGCCAACTTCTTGCGCGAGTCCAGCTGTGCTTGCAAACTGCGCAACGCAGCGTTGTCTGCTTCGAGCTGCGCGGTATTGGAGCCAACCTTTTGGCCCTGCGCGATGGCCCGCGTATTCCGGTCAATGGCAACTTGGTATTTCTGATTTATCTCTGCGATCTGTGCATCGACCACAGCTTTGCGGGCTTCCCAGCTGTTGTCCTCGACGCGCGCGGTCAGCTCAGCCAACTTTTTGTCAGAGTCCAGCTTCAGCGCATTGGTTTGCTCGTGTAGGGATATTTCCTTCTTGGCGAACTGCGCCTGTTCAGACTCCTGCTTCTCGCCTGACTTTTTCGAGATTTTATTGCTGTCCGCTGCCGCCTTTTCTGCAATAGCCTTCTTCAGCGCAACTTGATTAGCCAACGCCTTGGCCAACGTATCCTGCGTAGCCTTGTTGTCTGTGACCTGGATGGCCAACCGCGCGTTGCGGACTGCCCGGTCAGCCGCTTCAATTTGTTCCTTGTACTGCGCGGTATACAACTCCAAGAATTTACCCTGCTCGCGCAAACGAGCCTGGTTGTTTTCCTCTTCGAGTTTTTCCGTCGCCTTAGTCGAGGTATCGAGCCCCGTCTGCGCGGACAGGCGTTTGAACTCGGCCGCCTGTTGGTCTTTAGCATCCGCAGGCGACGATGGCGACGATGGTTTTGGCCCCTCGCCCCCGGCCACGAAAGTAATCTTGGGTGGCTTGATGAGGTTCGACTTATCGACCAGCCTTTGCGCCTGAGCTGTCAACTCTTTCAGCCGGGCCAGGTCTGCTGCCGTCGCATCTGCCCCCTTGTCCATAATGGACTTTCGTTCTTGATTTACCTTTCGCAGTTCGGCGGTCGTCGCTTCCAGCGCAGCCCGAGTAGCCGCCTCCCGCTTTTCTACGTCGCCGAAAAGGGACTTGGCAGTCACCACCTGTGCCAGCCCTTCCCCTAACGCCTGGCCCGGAATGGCAGCCGCCTTCTCAAGCAACGTGAGCACAGGGACGAGCCCACCGAACTGCTTGGCCCTCCGTTCAAAGGTATCCCAGAAATTCGCGTTCGAGAGCCGGTCCAGCTCCGCTTCGACCCCCGGTATCTTGTCAAGCATTACCCCTAGCGCGATGCCAACCCCAACGACCGTCCCCCACAGGCCGACTTTTGACGAAACCCCGAGCACTGTTGTCAAACCCGGCGTGGTAGCCGCCAGCCCTGTCGTGGCAAGAGACAGTGCTTCGAGCCGGCCAACGAGCCGGAGCATCGAGAACACGAGCTTTCCGCCAATGAATACTTCGAGCGCTGTCCATGCGCCCTTCAGCACATCGACATTTGTTGCCAGCGCAGCCGCTGCTTCAATCAACTGGCCTAGCAGCACGCCCAGCTGTTTAATATTTTCCTGTGTTTCCGGCTGCGCCAACAATTCGCTGACCCGAGTCAACGACTTGGACACACCGTCCAAGAAGCCCGAGTCCGCGAAGGAATTCTCAAGGACAAACAACTCAGTCTGAAACCGGCCTACCTGCGCAGCCCAGGTTTTCATATTCTCGTTGAAGGCGACTTGGCCGGATCGCGCCATCGCGTCGAACACCAACCCCATGTTGGCAGCGGAAATGGTGCCAAGCTCCATCGCCTTACGCAGCTCAAGAATGGAGTTGATCCCCTGGTCCTTCATCACTTTCTGAAGGACAGGGAACAGGCCAGCCAGGCCCGCGTTGGAGAGCTGCTGTTTGAACTCCTGCGCTTGGATGGTGCCTTTATCAAATATCTGGCCCAACGCCAGCATGGTCCCGCGCAACTGTTCCTGCGTCTGCCCGTAGGATCGCGACACCGTCAAGCTGTCCGAGAACATTCGGTTGACCGCTGCCTGCGACAAGCCGAACTCGCGAGCCTGGCGAACCATGATGCGGTAACCGTCTGCCACGGCTTCGAACGATTGCGACGTACGGCGCGCTTCACTCAACAGGAAATCGAACTGCTCTTTGGCCTGCTCCGGCGAATCAGACGTCTGGGAAATTTGCGCCTTCACCGCCTGCGAAACGTTGACCGCATTTAATACTGCGCCAACACCGCGTACCGCTGCTTGCAAACCGATATACGACGCGGCGAGGGAAAGAATCTCCCCGCGCAATCGCTGGGTAAAAGAAAGTGTGGTGCGCCCACCAGCGTTATATTTCTTGAAAAAGTCGAGTAGACCTGTACCTTTTTTGCCGGACTGGTCCAACGCCTCCCCCACCTGGCGTTGTGCGGCCGCTGCACGCTGCGCCGTGCTGACGAGGCGCGTCTCTTCCTGGCTCAACTTGTCAACGTTGATCCCAGCTGCCTGTGCCTCGGTACGCAAGCGCTGCAGTGTCGCGTTCTGCGTGTTGAACGAGGTTGTGGCTCCCTGCAACCGCCCCTGCGCCTGCTGTAGAAAAGCCAGCATGGCCTCATTGGGCTGCGCGGCAGACTCGACCGCCTTGGCCCACTTGCGGACTTCCGCTTCAGCCTCGGTCAGCCGATCCCGCGCCGTGGCAACAGCCGTGTTCTGCGTATTGAGTTTGTCGATAAACCCGGCTTGTGATCCCAAGGTCTTGGACACTTGGTCAAGCCGCTTTTCCTGCGCGGTCAGCGTTTCGACTTTCGTCGCCGCGCTTCCGCTGGTCGTACCCACTTCCTTGATCTTGGCCTCAACATCGGTCAAGGCCGATTCGACACCAGCCAGTGTGGAGAGCTGTGCCTTCAGCGGGTCGATTGCCCCTGTGACCGCCGTAGCCGCCGACGTAGACGCGGCGGGGG